CAACTGGGTGTACTTCATAGAATGTACCTGAACGATGTTGTTCGCGAATTCGTTGCTTATCTGCTGTATCATCGATCTCAATGATGTGTCCTGATTCGCTCTCATACACATGATTGAATGGATACACAGGATCAGCTGGTGATTGTGGCTCATCAAACACAACGCCTGTAAACTGTTTGGCTCCGGTGTCTCCACCTCCAGATTTCTGGAATCGGATATCTTCTGTATTTAAAATGTGACGTGACGCTGCGCCTCTTGCTGCTTTATGTACATCACTTTCGCCTAAATAGTTATCAATTGGATCAGCGTTCTTCTTTGGGTACAATGCGTTTGGATCATAGAATCCTTTTTCAGGCAATGCTTCGTTTACATTCAAGCCTACAAGTGATCCCATTACAATTGGATCTTGTGCTTCGCTACCATCTCGAAAGAAACCTACAACCCATGAACCTTCTACTAATCCATGTGGTGTTTGCCCAACGCCTGATACGCCTGAACTTGATGTAGGTAACATCACTGCAGCCCAAGGAAGCTGATCTGTTGGCAACTTTGCCAAATCATCGGTATGAAACCCAAAGCAACGCACTCGAACACGACTTAAGAACAATGGATCTGCCCGGTCTTCAACAACACCGGTAAACCATACAAAATCACTTTTCATGAAACCCGAAGACATATAATATAGCTCCCTTATTGAGATCGTATGTGAACTGAATCACGTTTTGCTTTAATCGTCGTATAGTATCCATCACCATTGAATGTATGTGTGGTTGATACTACTAGATAACGACCAGAGAGTAATTTGTCAACTTCACGTCCTGCGCCTGGCGTCTCTTCACCACTCTTAGGAAATGCTAACTCAACAATCTTGCCTGATGAGAGCTCTGTATCACCATGCAAACGAACCGAATGGCTAATCTGATCTAGGTTCTTATAGACAGAATTCTTACGTGCTGAGATATATGGCATATGATTATAAAAATTCAAATGACCACTATCAGACATTGCTAATTCATTTGTTGCAATATAGATGTTGAATGTATCCTTTAGATTCGCTGGACTTACACCTGAAACATTGAATGTTTTATTCCAAGCTAACTCTGACTTTGATCCATCAATCATAGGTGGTGGTGTATCAAACGCATTGTAATCAATTTGCGTATAAGTCTTATTTGATATGTCAAGCGCATGTGTACGTGTGACATACGCACCATCCTTTAAACCTTTATAAGCTGAGAAGCCTAAATTAGATGATACCTCTAGAATACGTCGGCGCTTCTCTTCATAGTCTGCATCGGTCTGTGCTTCATTGCCATAAAAGAATCCCTGTGAATACCGATCATATTCTTTCGATCCTACCATTGAATCGTACGATGCGATGACATGCTTATTTGACTCACTAAAAGACTGATATGCAAAGAACGGTGCACCACTATTTGCGACAGCGCGATTCAATACCGTTGCAATCGCTGCTGAGTATGTCAACCGTGGCGGGATCCATTTAATCACACCAAGGCCCTGGCTATCTTTCAGTTCGGCAGTCACACCAATCTCTTTATAGAGACTTGCAATGATTTCTGTTGGTGTGCCGATCTGCGCATGCTCAACACGTTTGAACTTAGAAATCAATCCGAAGTTACTTACACATCTAAACTTATAAACCTGCAAATCTGGTTTAATACGTGAATAGAGAGGCATATCAAGTATATGCCAATCATGCTGTAATGTAATAGGCGATTGGGTTTTAGAGTTCTGACGACGTATGACAACAGTAATCTTTTCGTTGCCTGTAACGTTCAGATCTTCCATCATAGAGACACCATCATTCAAATCAATTTCAGCCATAAGTGTCTGCTGAAAAATCGATTCGGTCACAACATATGAGGTAACCAATGCTGTAATATCACGTTCCTTACCGGTTGCTGAGTACAGTGTTACCTGCATCCGATAGGAAGACGGATCAATAGATGTACTATTTGTGGTATGTAAACCTTGTTGTTTAGGCATTGATTACAGTCTTATATGTTTCGGCAAAGGTATCTACCATTGAAGGAGTTAATACACGAATGCTCGTATACTTGTCATTCTCGTCTTCTTCATATTGTAGGTTTGTTACTGGTATGTATGTGTTCGTATCTGTTGTAGTAAATGGAATACGTGCAATGACATTACCAGATGTGTCTATGTAGTGGTGTGCTGCATTGATCTCCTTAACATATATTACTTTATATGAACTGTTATACTGAAATGTTTCACCACTTGCTAAAAAAAGCGCATCGGTTGCAACAAAGGTTCCAACAACATTAGTAAGATACAAATGATTTAAAGATGCATCGATAGCATCGATTGTTGCAGTAGCTCCACTTACACTTCCTGTTACAGTTGATCCAACCGAGATAAGCTTTGAAGCGATAAGGTGTTCATCTCCATCGGTGATTGCTTCAGGCACTGCAACAAGCCTATCGTACTTATTGTTTGCGTATTCTGTCAGCTGAGAATAACTCTTCGGCCAGTTGTGCAATCCATTACGAAGGTGTTCATTGATAAGAAAGAACGTCCAAAAGTACTCAGGTGTTTCATACAATTCGAATGATATCTGATCTGGTCGCATTCCATCTTGGATCTCATATAGATGATATGCATTTGCATTATCAATTCTATCGATATCAACCTTAATGCCCCTAAACAAATCAACTACGACTTGCTGTGCGTTTGGATCCTTTACATCTGTTTGATAGGATGTAAGAGGAAACTTACGAAAGAAATTAAGCATACAAATTTTCTCCGTTTATGATTTCGTTCTTGTTCAGAACCTTTGTCTCTTGGAAGGTCAAAGAGATATCTACTTCAACCGGAGCGCCTGTTGCGTAATGTAAATGTGATGATGCATTGAAGTTGGTACTAAACGATGTAAGGAAACACTCGTGAATCTTTGGATAATAAATGTTTTCAGTTCCTTGCGATGTATATAGCCTAATGTCCCACTTTGCAGGATACGATAAGATATAGTTAGCAGCACCTGGTTCAGGATACATATTGTGCCTAAAGAACTGTTGGATCTCTTTAATCTCTTTAGACTCTTCTTTTGAGTCGGCAATAAGTTTAAAGGTAAAGACATAACTGCGGATGGCCATGTTTGTAAATGCAGCAGTTGTGTTTGGGTTTGTGACAATACCCTTTGCTAAACCATATGTTGACGCA